GCTGGATTATACTGTGGTCCGCCGTTAGCGCCACCGCTTCCTTTTCCACCCATGTTTACTCCTATGCGTATTGTTTAAATATATGAATTGGTTCAGAGCACATATTGTCGTATTGAATTGCAATGGCAATTGCTTTACGAATCATTGTCTCTGCTTGATTAATAGTCTTTACTTTTTCCACACCCAACGCTGCCAGCGCACCGAGGGCAACATCTCCGCCACTACCCATAACATATACATTACGAATATCGGTATCCCAAGAGTAATCTTCAGAAACCGAGAAAACTTGCCCTTTGACTGAGATGAGGAATCCCCCATCAATTTGTGCAACATCGCCGTCCTCTTTCATGTCAATACCAGCATCTATAAAATTCTTTCGCATTTGCGGAATGAACTTTGTAGTCATATAGGTATTCAAATCTTCTTTAAGTGTTGGCTTAGGTTGTACATAGCCATAGTGCAAAATATTACTTGCCCTTGAGGAACCACATCCAGCAATTAGTACTGTATTGTTTTCTACAATCTTTGGTGTCTTGGCAATTTGAAAACGACCATGTTCATCACTAAGCCGTGAATCACATCCTAATACCGACCAACCGTCACCTTGTATCGCTACTAGCGTTGTCATTGCTACCCCTTAGTTGTAACTCGTCCCGAAGCCTTACCGCTACCACTTAGAGTAGATAAAATTGTTTGTAAATCTGGTGGTGGAGTTGGTGCTGCTAAACCGCCGCCCATAGAAGGGCCTCCTACTGGAGCCGCGCCTGGAACAGGGGACGGCTGTTCAACAGGAGAAGTTGCAGCCCCAGCAGAAGGAACTGGCTGCTGTGGAGCAAACACGTCGGCAATAGCCTCTTCTAGAGACTGTCCTTTTTGACGTGCAGATATTACTCCTGCAATCTTAATTACGATAGATGCTGGGTCTCCGCCTTGCGTAGCCATTGTTGGGATAGCCTGAGCCATCGCAGTAATACCACTAAGAAGTGATGAGCGCATGTTTTCGATTTCAATCTTTTCAAGTTCTTGAGTTACGTTTACGGTGAATGGAAGTTCACGCATAGCCATATCTTTGGAGATAAGTCCTCCACCTAGAGCCTGAAGCATAAAAATAAGCCCCTGTGCGGGGTTAAGACCAGCAAGCATGCCGTAGCGTACATCTGCTGAGTAATCGCCCTTGATGTCCTTAGAAGGCTTGTAGGTAATCTCATATGGGCTACCAGAGTCAACACCACGGATTGTCTTTTCGCCTGCAAAAATCTTCTCATCTACTTCAAAACATAGAGAGACAACATCGCGCAGAGCGGAGGCAAAGATTGCCTGTGCTGACTTAACCTGTGTATCAAAGGCGCCCATAAGTGCCTGTACGCCTTGACCTGTAACAATGCTTGCATCAATGTTACCAGAACGTCCTTCTGGATAACGAGTACCTGAGCGAAGTTCCTGGTTAAGGAGTTGTGCTTCTGTGAACGCGCCTTGTGGAATGTTTAATTCGACACGACGAACGCCCGCTGGGTTGGCGGTACGAATTACCGCATCGCCACCCAACTGGAGTTCTTGTACGTCTTGCGGTAATACGATTGGCGCCTGAACGCTCTTCTCTGCTGCTTCCATTGCCAATAGGGCGAAACGGTTGCGGAGAAGTTGAATACCTAATACGTCGTCGAATTGTCCACGCATTTCACCGTCAATAGACGGCTTACGCGCCACGACAACCATCATCTTGCCCATTGGATTCAATGCGCGAGATAGAACTAGATTACCCTTTTTAGGTAAATAAATTACAGATTGGTCCTTATCGTAGTAACGAACCATTTCAACCTGTGCGTGTAGGTCTTGTGTATACCCATCACGTCCAAGGATTTGAGTTTCATACTCTGGGAATTGTGCTACAAGTTCTCCAAGAGTTAACATGTAGCGCTTGGCAAATGCCACACAGCGTCCGTAGCGGTCAAATTCTGGGTAAGCCCCAATTGGATTTTCTACGCGGATACGCGGCAACTTGCTATCTTCGTCTAGTTCAATCATGAACGGAACGAAACCGTAAGTTAAGTACCAGTCTGCACCTGAGTACATCTGTACTGATAGGTCAGAGTGAGAGAAGTAGTTAGCAGCGATACGGGTACGCTTGTCAGCAAAGTTACGTGCCTTGTCGCTAACAGAGTTAGCAGCAGAGCAGTTAATTGCTGGAAGTGGAGCCATAACCTCAGAAAGGTCGCGTGCTACTACGTCGATAAAGTTAGCAACTACGTTAGCATCTACACCTTCTGGGAAAAACTCAGGGTATACTGATGCAATTTGTCCCTTACGGACTGCGAGTACGCTTAGGTTACGAGCATCTCGGTCGTGGTTACGGTAGCGCAACGCTTCAACGCGTGCTGCCACCTGTTCCATTGATAATGCCATTGGTTTCCTAACCGTAAGTTTGCGACCATTGGTCTGCAAATGCTTCGTCTAAATTAACTGCTTGTCGTCTTGAGGCTTGAGCCTGGGTTGTCCATCGGTTCTGCATCCATTTAGATGCATTACTGCTTTGCTGCATCATTTCGCGTATGCGGATAATAGCAAACCACAGGGCCATGACACAGTCTGTTGGGTTCTTAGTATCTGGTTTCCAGGTAATAAGTTCCTGCACTAGGGTCTTGAGTCCTTCAGAACCTTCATTGCTGGGTAGTTCAATTATGTTGTTATCCTGGAATCGGCCATCTCTGGTGTTTCCAAACAGCATAGACATAGACGCAACACCAAAGGACGTGTCCCATTTATTCTTGCCAGTAAAGTGTGAGTTGAGTTGGCATCCGTAAGATGCTAGATATGCTCTTAAGTCATCATCTAAGGCATACGCCTTCTGGTGTGCGTTAATTTCAATACGTAGTTCTTGTGGCCTGTACTTTTCGACCCATTCCTCTATCAAAGATTGAATCTTTGCAGGACTTGGGTCAGTCATGTTAATACAGTCTAGAACGTAGATGCGTCCATCTGCTCTATTGTAGGTAGCAACTACCGCTCCCGTAGCACCTGCCATAGCAGGGTCAAGACCGATGATAGTATAACCTTCAACGTGCTGGGGATGCCCAGGAGTCCCAGGCTTTAGCGGCCCTTTTCGTCGCATTCCGTTGACGGAACCTGCGATACAGGTGGGCGAGAAGATTGAGTCCTCTTGGACGTCCTCTTGCTGGTAGACCATAGCCCATACTGACGGAGCGACCTCAGAGCGACGCTTAAATAGCGAGGGTCCATCCCATTTGGGGTATAATCCGTTGTCAAGTACGTCGTCCAAATCGTTTTCTTGTTGGTCTGTTTCAGGCCAAAGCGTCTTCCAGTTCTTCGGCTTGTCATCAAACTGAAGTACTGCGGGCATAGCACAATAAGTGAACGGGGTCTTGCCACCAGTCCATTGGCTGCCATCCCTAATCATCTTATAGAGGTCTACAGATGCAACTCGGGTTCCTACAATAATAAGTTTACCGTGGCGTCCCAAACGAGTGATGACTTCTTTTTGAAGCCATTCGATTTGCTTTTCCCACTCATGAGCGTTGCTGCCCATAACCACGTCATCTAGGATAATCAGGTCGGCACGTGCTCCATAAATCTGAGAACCAAAGCCCAGAGCCTGGACCGTAGGGTCTTTCTCGCCAGAGTCTCGTCCTGTACCTAGATAAATCATGTCAGCAGACCATTGTGTAGCATCTGCCTTATACCCACCATTAGGGCCAAAGGCCGTCTGGAGTTTTACGTAACCAGGATGGGATAGTCGGGTTTTAATTGCACCCAAAAACTTGCGAGCCATACCCTGCGTTTTAGAAACGATAATCACTCGAGTGTTAGGGTTGGTCACAATCTTGTAAGTCACGTAGTTAGTCGTGATAGTGGTCGACTTGGCGTGCTCAGGTGGCACGTTAATCAGGACACGGTTAGGGTCTCCTGCTTCGTAAGTCATACCAGCGGGTAGCCATCTGGGGGTATTGCCTTCTATCAGGTCAATCCAGTCCAACTGATGGTTAAATAGTTTAGAACCCAGGAAAGTCTCAGAGAACTCCGCAAAGGGCATATCTTTCATCTCGGCTAGGTCAGCCTTAATACCTTTACCCGCCAGGCGTGCTTTATCGGACGCCTCTTTGAAGTCAGCATTCTGCATCGTCCATTGGCGGAAGGCGGTGTCCTGACGGTCAACGGCAGCCATAGCGGCTGTGACGGT